TATTTTGGGAGACAACCCATTGTCTAAACCGTGGAGGACTACCACGTAAAAATAACTGCAGATTCATCCACTGCATATATTATGGGTGAATTTCATGGTGTTTAGTACACTCCTGATATTGGCTTGACTCGCCTTTATCTTGTATATTTTGTCTGCATCAATTTAAAAGGTAGCCATTCCCGAGTAAGAATGGCACGTCGTCCGTTGAAACTAAATTTAACGGCTGTTTCACACTCAGGTTGTGTGAGTGACAGTGGGGGCTCAACCCCCACACTTTTACAAGGAGATTATACTCATCCAAATGTACCAGAAGAGACACCTTCGTGTCCTGTTGCTCCACCAGTATCTAACGGTCCTGGTGAAAGTGGTCCTGTCTGGCGCCCAACTGTTCCTGACGTTACTGATGATGATTCTAATAATAATTCTCCAGGACCTGATATCATTGATAGTGTTTTTAATAGAGTGTTTCCAGATAGGACCAATTCTAATATTGATTTTGAGCCTCAGGCTGAGATTTTGGAGGAGGGTGACGCTAACATGGCGTTAAACACACAAGTTATTACCACTTTTGCTGATAGTGTCGTTACTTCTGGCATAGGTTCTGCTTCTGGAAATCATGCCTATGGTGGAGCAGATGGGACAGTAGCTACGGATATTGCAGCGTTTTTTCAAAGACCTGTGCAGATTGGCACAGCATCTTGGACTTCTACGAGTAATACGGGAGATACTATTCCTATTGTAGATTTGGAATCCACTCCTAATACCTATACTGGAAATTTTCCATGCTGGCAATTGTGGAGTACTAATCCAGCTGTTAAACGGAAACTTTCCAATTTTGCGTGGTTTCGTGGTGACTTGAAACTAAAATTTCAGGTACTGGCTTCTCCATTTTATTATGGTCATGCACGAGTTACTTATAGACCCATGCAAAATATAAATCCTGAAACTATTGCTATCCCATCCTCTGGATCACAGCATTTGATACCTTTTTCACATCGGCCTCATGTGGATATATTACCTGGTGTTGCCACTTCTTTTGAAATGACAATGCCTTTTATCTGGAATAGGAATTGGGTTAACTTATCTTCAGGCCCTCTTGGAGATATAACTAATTTAGGTGCCATTAGGATATTGACATATGCTCCTTTAGATTCTGCTAATGGGGTTTCAGGTGAAAATATCAATATCGTCATCTATGCCTGGGTTGAAAATATTCAGCTTTCTGGTGCCTCATGCTATGTTGCACAATCTGATGAATATGGTGATGGTATTGTGTCAAAACCAGCATCTGCAATTGCAAGAGTTGCTCGATCACTTACTGATGTTCCCATCATTGGTCCATTTGCACGTGCTACTGAAATAGGTGCTGGAGCTATTTCCTCCATAGCTAGATTATTTGGTTTTACAAATGTCCCTATTATTGCTAATACTATGCCAGTTAGAAATGAGCAGTTTCCGAAGTTAGCCTCACCTGATATTTCATATCCTATTGAGAAATTAACAGTTGATGCAAAAAATGAACTGTCTGTAGATCCACGTATTATTGGATTACCTACTGGAGAAGATGAAATGTCTATAAGGCATCTTTGCTCAAGAGAGTCTTGGTTATGTCAAACTAATTGGAGTACATCTTCCACAATTAACACGTTATTGTTTCAAAGTAGGGTTAATACCTTTCTTTTTGATGCAACTAATTTTAATAGTGGTTGTAAGTCCGCTTGGTTTACTCCAATGGGATGGGTTACAAATGCTTTTGATAATTGGAGAGGTACTGTGATCTTTCGATTTCATGTTGTTTGTACAAAGTATCATAAAG